GTAGAAGATGAGGGTCTCGAGTTCGAAGGTAAAGCCATTTCCCATACTGGAAAACTTCTCCAGCCTGTGGGTCTGTCCGTCTATCTCCGTGAACTTGCTACGGAGGTCATCGAGGACAGAATGCCACCCAACAGGAAGCAGTAGCCTGACCAAGGCTGTGCTTAGGGTGTCGCTAGCATTTGATAAGTCAATCGTGGCCAGAGAGCCATCCTTGCTGCCCTTGCGGGCGAGCAATTGGTGGTGACTCTGGCCATAGTCCAAGTCGATACCAGCGTTCTTCAAGAGCAGCCGCCGAAGCTGCCGCCCATAGAATTTCTGGTACCATAGGTTGATCGAGGGTTCGATACCTATCGCGCGGTCCGTTTTAGCCGTCTTTGGGACGGTTGCGAACCTATTTGCGCGGACAAAGACTAACTTGCTGGAAGAAGAAGCATGATGCTTCCCCCACGCTGTGCCAAGCCAGTTCGGCAAGTGCCACAGACATCCAGCGGTCAGGTGAGGTGCTGAACTCATCTTGTGTGGGATAGTGGACTCCCTACCCCTATCAGCAAGGGTGCTACCTGGACCAAAAGCGCCGTCGACATGTTCGTCGGGCGGACGCGGTCCGATTATCGAAAGGACTATTTTACGAGCCATCCAGAGTGTTCTGGCGACACGCGGGTCATAGCCGACTGAGGAGGAGTCCTCGTCTGCGTACTTGCCGAGCCTTTCGTTGGAGTGGTAGCACTGCGCCTCTCCTTCTCTCCATTTCTTCACCGCCTCCAGCCTCTTGTCGTAAGACGTGGGCAGGTAAGGGTATTTACTAAGGAGTGATACAGCGACCTTGTCGGCCGCATATACCATGGGAGAGGTATAGTTCCCTGGATCGACTTCAGTTGTAACGAGTCGATCCCAATCCCCCCTCTGAGCAGCTTTTAGGAGCTCTTTGGAGAAATTGGTGCCTAGGCTAGACCATACGGCCGTCGCCAGTCCCAAGACATCACGATCTATGGTAGCGTTCATGTGAACTCCGTAAAAGACCCCCGATGAGAGGGGTCAGTTCGAAAAGGCCATCTCCGACTTACGTCGGGGCATAGCCTTCCTTCGCGGTGGTTTTCATGGTGGTTGAGCCAACAAGGTTGAGCAGCTGCGACACACCCTCATCGATATCCGCTTGCGGGATCGACTGAGGCATGACAATGCTGCCTTCCATGACGACTTGACCAAGGACCTCGGCAACACCAGTTGTGGTGTTGGTGACCGTCGAGACGTAGGTTCCGAAGAACTGAAGTCGACGAGCGGTTTTGGGTCCATTCCAACGAGTCGTGACCTGCAGCTGGGGTTTTTGACCAGCGT